GCCGCTTCCGGGCTATATTTATTTTCCACAATCTTATTTTCTATGTATTCCGCCAATTTAATATCATTGCCTATTTTAATGTTTCTGCCTTTGCCCTGGGCGTTCCAATCATGGGTCTGCTGCCCCTTATCACTACTATAACGCACCTCTTCCGTATAGTCTGAATTTCTATGTACATACTCGCCCCGTTTCATTTCTCTGTAAATGGCGCTTCTGTGAACGTGCAAATAATCCGCAACCTCTTGTACGGAATGACCTTTGTTAAGTAGTGTTTCCATTGATATTCTATCATTTTGGCTTAACTGTCTGTATTTTCTACCCATAAAAATAACCCCCTTGATACGGCAATAGGGACAACCCGGAATAATCCGTTGTTGTCCCCGTCTGTTTCCTATGCTTCTTTCCTTATTCTGTGATTTCCTCTTTATAGGTTATTTCAATGGTAATACTAAATTCTTTTTCTAATTCATCATAGTAATATACATCTTTCCCGGCATCATACCTTAGTCTTTTGTAATTTCCGCCGGAAACCTCGGACCATATATTTTCTATATTTCCTTTCTTTAAAAGGTTCTTTACTTTGCTTACGCCGCCTTTTTTAATATCTCCAATGTGGGTATTACACACAAATACTTGTAGTTGTTCCACCCCCCCTCACAAGATGTAGGGGTTATTGTGGCTTTTTCGTTCAATTCATATTCATAAATATTTTCATCCGTCCTATCATCTTCTATAAGGTCTTTCTTTTTTAACTTGTAATCCTCGTTTTTCTCCACAAGGTCCATAATATCTTCCATGTGGTCTTTTATATTATCCAGGATGAACCGTTGACTTTTTACAATGTATCTTGGCTTTTTTTCTTCCGGCATCTGTACGGGCTGCGGTTGTACTGCTGCCGTGTTCTTTTTAGAAAATAGGTTACTAAATAATCCCATGTTGTGTTCCTCGCTTTCTTCCGTGCTACTCTTCTGTTTCCGTTGCCGCTTCCATTGCTTCCATTTTTTCTTTTACCGCTGAATACACAAACTCATTTACACTTGTCCCTGCTGCTGCCGTTTTTTCCTTTATTACTGCTTTTTCTCCCTTTGGCACAAGTAATTCCATGCGGTCGTAGGTTTTCTTTTTATATTCGTTCTGATATTTCGTTTGGTCGAACTCTTTTTTTATTTTTGGCATTTACGCCCTCTTCCTTTCTCTTGCCAAATGGTGTATAATACTTTTTACAGTTTAGGGCGGCTTTGGCAAGTCCACCGCCCTTTCTGTTTCCCTAAAGCCTTACTTATTAAGTAGGGCTTTTACTCTTTCTTTGGCTTCTGCCAGGTCCTTGCACTCGTTTAAGATTTCAAGTATTTTCCTGGTCTGATTTTCTTCTGCCGTTTCTTTAAGTAACTCGCCTACGTTCATATCCTCGTCCATAAAGTTCTCCTTTCTATGCTTGCCCATTACTCATTAAGTTTGTGTATCTCCCTTAACTGTCTTTATTATATAACATATTCCGTACTATGTCAATACATATTCCGTACTATTTTAAATTTATTTTTATGTGCAATAAGCCCGGCGGAATGTGCCAGGCTTAAAAGTGCGTGTATTTACCATTGATAAAATCACAGAAACAACGGGTTTCAATATATAGTTGCATCATATAGGCGTTTTGGGTTTCCGGGCATTGGTCTAAACGATTGTGTATATAAGCAATGCACCCTTGCCCGGTGTATTCCTCATTGCTTCCCCGTTTCACATTAAAACGTGGGTCAAAACTTGTCAGACAGTACCGCAACGCCTATTGTTGCAACCCCTCAACGGTTTATAGTGGCTTGGGACACTCGCACCCGTTCACGGTGTGGCCGTTTTAGTTGCCGGGCGGCTATTGTTCCGCCCTGTATTTTTTCAATGCTTCTACTGCCATTTCTATGTTATATTGTGCTTCCTCTTCCGTTAAATTTTCCTTTTTCTCGTATTCTTCCATTTTTTCAACAAAATTTTTATGTGCTTCCTTAAAATTCCCCGGATTTAAAAAAACATCTTCCATTATCATGTAATATTTTACCGCTCTTGCTAATTCTTTTGTAATATCCATGTTTTCCCTTTCCGCCGGGGACTTTGCCCCGGCTCAATGCTTATAGTGCAGTTTCGATAAACTCAACCGCTGCCTTTATGGTTTTGAATGTGTGGAACTCTCTAAAGCCTTTTCCCTCTCTTACTGATACATGGTAAGCACCACGGCTTCCAATCATTCTTGTTATATCATATCCCTTTACTGTTTTTACTACTTCCCACATTTTCTTTTCCTCACTTTCTTTGTGTTCCTCTCTTAACTGTCTTTATTATATTACATATTCCGTACTATGTCAACACATATTCCGTACTATTTTAAAAATCTTTTAAAATAAAGAAAAAAGCACACTTTTTAAGGTGTGCTTTTAATTCCGTGATATACATTATTTCCTTGCTCTTTTGGTAGCCAAATTCCTAAAGGCGGCGTTGCTTATGCTGCTGCTAAATTGGCGGCGTTTACTGCTGCCGTTACGGTGCTACCGATACCAATAACAATTCTGTCATTCTTAACCTCGATAACATCATATTTACTGTACCAACACTTAAACATATTACCGTAGTAATCATAAGCATTGATAACCTTTACTTTCTGCCCTACCTTGAAACCGTGGGCGTTCTCTGTTTCTTCCTGGGTCGGAATGTCGGTTGGTGTTTCCGCATCCGCCGGGGCTTCTGCAATCTCTTCATCCTTTGCAATGTTGGCGGCGTTTACTGCTGCCGTCACGGTGTTACCGATACCGATAACAACACGGTCCCCGTTTACCTGGATAACATCATATTCATCATAATAGGTTGCGAAACGCACCCCGTTGTATGTGATGTTATCAATCACTCTTACCTTGTCCCCCACCTTGTAACCGTGGGTTTCCTTGTTTGCCGGTCCCTGGTTCTCTCCGTCCCATGTGTCATACTGTGTAAGGTTGTAAGAATTGATGATGTTCATTACATTCTTGATGTATGTAGGACTTGTTGCATATCCGCCGTTTTTGATTGCGGTAATGGCACTTTCGGCGTTTCCGTTGTTTACCGCTCCGGCATAACGGGAACTTCCGCAAATCAGATTGTAATAATCCGCCACACTCTCTTCCAGGCTATCATAAGCACGGAAAGCGGCGGTAATCTGCGTGTAGGTCTTGCCGTCATAGCACTCGTTTGTTTTGCTACTGTAAACCTTGCCTTTCCAACTGCTGCCGGCCTTGATGCCAAAAAACGCATTGGCTTTTGTCATAAGCCCGGATGTTCCCCACCCGGTTTCTAATGCTGCCTGTGCGATACATACGGACGGTAAAACCCATTTATCACGGGTTAAATATTCTTTTCTTGCAATTGCTGCCAATTTCGCAATAAAGGCGTTTACCTGGTCTTTTGTTGCCATGTCTTATTCCTCGCTTTCTTCTTTTTCTTCCGCTTTCGCTGCGTTCTTGTCCCTTAACTGCAAAAGCACATCTTTTAACTGCTGCGGTATGTTGATAAATTCCGCCGCATTTTCCAAAATAGAAAGTGCTTCATTGCAGATAAAGAAAACAATAACAATTTCCCTTAATGGTATTGTGTCCCCGGTCATTCTCTGCACGTTGTAGGCAACTGCGATAACCACAAATACCATGATTTTTTTTACAATCCCCTTAAATCCGATTGCACTTGAAAGTTCTTTTTTATAGACTGCTTTCAAAATGCCCGTGAAATAATCCAGGATAGCAAAAAGCAATATTGTGTATAACATCACATCCCAACCGCCGAACAACGAAACGATAAAACCGCCAACCAATCCACCAATCACGGAAATAAAGTTAAACATTTTCTCCATTGTTCCATGCTCCTTTCCTTGTTTTTTACAAGTAAATCATATAATGGAACGGCTTTTTATTCTGACCCTTTTACGCCGCTGCTTCCAGGCGTTCCCATTCATAGAACAACAATTCGTATTCAACCGCCTTTGCAATGTGGTATGTGTCGGCGTGTCCTAAATGTCCCTTTCCGCTTTCGTACTTCCGGTTAAATTCTTCCGGCGGCAATTCGCCCAACTCATACGCCTTTACATCTTGCTTTAACTTTCTGATAGATGATTTTCTTACTTTCTTGTGGTCTGCATAGTGGATATATCCGCAAAAATCTATGCCATTCCCAGCGTATAGGATTGTGCTTTTAGGGTTAATATGCAAAAGCATTTCATTTTCCAAAAATTCTTCTATTCTCTTAACCCATTCTTTCAACTGCTCCAAATCATCCGATAGGATAATAAAATCATCCATGTACCGCACAAAATACGGAATATGTAAAACGTGCTTGCAAAATTTATCTAACTTATTGCCGTACACATTCGCAAATAACTGACTTGTGAGGTTTCCAACGGGTATTCCCACGCCGTCCGGCAATATGCCGTTGTGGTCTATAATATCGTCCATTAACATAAGGGCTTTCTTATCCCCTATATAGCGGCGGTTTTCATCCTTTAATTTGTCATGTGGTATAGATGCAAAATACTTTGATATGTCCCCTTTAAAGGCATACATCCTTAACCCTTGTTTAACCTCTGTTTCATACATCCATTGATACAATGTATCACTTGCGGCGTGCATCCCCTTACCGGTCCGGCAAGCGTAAGAATGGTAATAAAATCCGTTCTCAAATACGGGTTGAATAGCGTTACAAATCATGTGTTGCACCACTCTATCATAGAACGGCAACGCCATAATAAGCCGTTCTTTTGGCTCAAACACCTTAAATATCTTATATTCCCCTTGCCTATATGTTAAATTCTGTATTTCCTCGGTTGCTCTTAAAAGTTCCTCTTCCTTAACCATAGAAAAAGCCAATACCTCATCCGTGTACCGCTTGCACTTGGCCGCCTGGTGGAATGAAGTATTGGCATTTTCAAAGGTCCCCATTTTCTCATGTAGTCCCTTTACTGTTTTCATTTAATCCCTACCAATTTTCAAATATTCTATTTTACTAAAAGGTGGTTTGCTTTGTTAGTTTGTCCGGTATCACACCGGAACGGGCAAACCGTCTGACTTACTTAAAAAATGTAAATCTTTGCTAGTGGCCGCTTGGGCTTCTATGTCTATAAAATTGTAAAGTCACACACGCACCGCACACCAATGTTCGTGTTCACGTTCCACGGGTAATTGTTGCAATTGACGGCACGGCTACCGCAATGCACGCCGTTGTTCCAATTGCCGCCGCCAATGAGGGCGTGCAAGGCTCGGAAAGTTCCGTGAACTGGCCCGGTGCATATTAACAGTTTCCCCAAAATAAAATTGGCAATGCCAACATTATTTCCAATTTCCATTCTTTACGGCTTCGATTATTCCGCCAATGATACATCCTAATTCTGTCATTTTCTTACTCAATACTTCGTATCTGTGTTTGCTCATTGCCGGATATTCCAAATCGTAGGAAAGCCGTATGAGGGTTTTGATAAACTGCAACTCTACATCTGCGTTATATATATGGCTCTTTGTCCCGGTCTTTCTAAATCTGATTACTGATTTAAGCATTTCAAAAACCGCCGTTTTAATTTGGCTCTGCAATGCGAATTTCTCAAATTTCGGAAACTGTGACAATATGGGATAAAGGTACAAAAGAAAATCATAGGTCTTTTGATACGCTTTCATGCTCTCCATATACGCATCCGCTTGATTGCTTTTCTTATTCTCTGCCATGTTTTTATCCTCGGTTTATATATTTTTCTATGGGGTGGGCTTCCGCCCACCCTGGCAGATTACAGACTGTCACACACGCACCGCACACCAATGTACGTGAGCACGTTCCACGGGTAAGCGCTGCAATGGACGGCACGGCTACCGCAATGCACGCCGTCGTTCCAACCGCCGCCGCCAATGAGGGCGCGCAAAGCTGTTGCACTCGGCATATAAATTTGACCGTAACCGGACATAACATTTTGCCAACCCCAGGATGCAGCGGTGGGGTCTAAACACAACTCGTTAAGCCATTCCCACACGTTCCCGGCAATATCCATAATATTTTTTACGGAAATTGCATTTTTGATTTTTCCAACGGCGGTTCTTGCGGTGTTGGTTGTGGCGGTCCAACCGTTTGTATTGCTGCCGTCCAATCCCTGGGGGCTTCCCTCTGCTGCAATTAACCACTCTGCAAGGTCCGGTAAACGCTTTCCGACACGGGCGGCCTTTTCATTGGCAATATACCAATTTAAGCCCTCTGTACCCGTAATAGGCGTTGCATTATATACGGACTGTAAGCCGTTTGCCCCGTCATCTGATGCAAGGTAAATATCCGCCCACAATCCATTCCCCAGGTATGCCATACCGGACGGGTCACACTTCGGACGGTGCAAGGCGGTCCATACAGAGTTAGGGGCAATGTCCTCACGCACATTACTTTCCCAACCGCTACCACGCACGCTTCCACTTGTATTTACTTCTCTGCCGTATTCATCCACATTTCTAACAAAACCATAGTGGAAACCACCAATTTTACGGGTGTTTGTATCGTCCCATTCGTCCCCGTCCGGGAATGTGGAATTTTCAGAGATTAAATAAACCTCGTTGGAACTGTCCTTGCCATTGTCACACAAGTAAATGTAATAATCCTTACCGTGTGCAAAACTGCTTGCACCGTCCAGGTTGGCGGTGGAAAGCGTTGTTTCCTCGGTCTGAAAAATGGCATCCCCTACCGCAATAACCGCCCCGGCAAGCACGGTTAATTGTCCGGCTGCGGAATACTGTATAAACGCCTTTTCGCTCGCTACAATGTCCGATACGGCGGCCATTTTGGCAACTGTGATTTTCGCCCTCTCATCCGTCATATTCTCGTCATAAACAAATAATCTTCCCATTATGCTAACTCTCCTTTCATCTGCTCCACTTCCTCTTCTGTAATTCCCAGGCGGTCATAAAATGTAACCTCTGCCGGAATATCGATTGTAGCCGCATCCGCCGCAATAGCCTTTGAAAGTGTCAAAATTGTGTGCTTTGTCTGATTGTTATTTGTGGTTGTTTCGGTATCTGCTGCCGCCGTTCCCTCTACTGCTGCCGCTTCCTGGTCTGCTTCTGCTGCCTTTTCAACCTCGATATGCTCCACGGTCTTAACGGTTGCGGTCACGTTCCCGGCTTTTACCTTGTCCCCCTCTGTAACCTCGTTTACAAACATAAGGGTAACGCCCTTTCTGTCCTCGGTTTTCTCCAGGATAGGGCAAAAGATGAAATTCTGATTTTCCAACTTCTCAACTGCTGCCAACCAATCTTCTTTCTTCAATCTGCCTTTCTTTACAAGTTTGTAGGTGTTGACTAAATCCGCCTTTGTTTTAATTACCTTTGGAAATCCTACCATTGTTTAATCCTCTCTTTCTTTTTATTGTGCAATAAATGAACCAATATAATTTCCGATATATCCCAGGTTTGAACCCTCACGCAATGTAATATTCTGCGTTGTCATAAGATTATCGTTTGTAACCTTAAAGGCTTTCGGAGTAACCATAACGCTTTCCAAATCCGCTTCCACGGTGTATTCTCCGGCTTCCGTGACATAAAAGCCCATTTGACTTTTTGTAACTGTAACCGTCTGTATGGTCCCCGTGGTCTTGTTTGTAAGTTTTACCGTTACCGGGCTTGTAATCTGCTCCAATGTGCTAATGATGTAAACCTTAAAGGCAATGTTATAAACCTTTTCTTTTACATCATCAATCTGTAATTGCAGTTTCCCGGCAATATCCCCGGAAAGTTCTGTTTGCTTCTCTTTAAACCACTTATTCCATTGTGCTTCCTGGTCCGTCATAAACGCTTGTGTCATTTCGGCGTATTCTTCAATGAAATTTGCATGGTCTTGTTCCATGCTCTTTTTTTCCAGGGCAAACCATGCGTTAAACTGCTTTGTGAACTGTGAAAAATCAAAGTCCTCAAACTGTGATGCAATGAAACCGCACAATCCCGGGTCTGCCCTGGTGTCTGTAATATCACTTTGGGATATTGCCACCGCTCCAGCGGCCACATAAATTTCCGCCAAACATTTTTCCTGGATTGTGTCATTGTTCGTAAGTTCCGGCGGCTGCGGATTACTCGAATATGCCCCCTCTAAAATAAAAATGCTTGGTTTTCGCTCTGTTTCATCATTCCGCAATATTACACGGTCAATTCTTGGCAATGTACCGTTTGAACCGCTCACGGGTAATTCCAGGACGGTTGTATTATGGATTGTGTGCAAGTTAATGTATGCGTACCCGGTACGGTTTCCGCCGTCCACCTTTACCGCCATACTTTCCCCGTCTGCGGTCACTTGCAAATGTCCATACGCCACGCCCTCTTTATAGAACGGGGCTTTATCCTCGTTCATATCCTGGCCGTTGTATAATCGGTCTTTATTTACGGAATTGTAAAAAAATCCTCTTACTGCCATTTGCTTTTCCTCTCCTTTCCTAATTGTCCCAATTTATTGTTGTGGGTAGGGCATCCCCAAAAGTAGGAACAACATACATTCCGCCGTATTCGTAAACCTCGCAAAGTTCCGTAATACGTAAATTTAATACTTTGTTCCATTTCGCCTTTTCTACTGTCACAATGTCCCCTAAATCGTAATCCGTGCCATAGATAAAATTAACCTCGGCTTCCACTTCGGCTTCTATGTTCTCAATCACGGCGTTTTCCGCTCTGTACTGCTCCCCCCGGATGCGTAACGCTTCCAGGTATTCCGCATTGGTTGAAAAATCATCTTTGTTTATGTCTTTGGCATCCAAAAACTCTTCCCGTAAATCAAACCCCGTTCCGCCGCCAACCGTTACATAAATACGGTCCGCACCGTCCCCGGCCCCACCTACAACAATCTTTGTTTTGGCGGTTTCGTCTGAATAGGTATGTTTTGCACGGTTTAGGTTGTTGTAACTCTCTGAAAAGATTACACGGGGCTTTGTGCCTTGCTTCGTGGTTCTGTCTATGCCTTTGTATGTTTCAAAGGTCATTTTCTTACCCTTAAAGTCCGGCACTACCCTAAAGCCCAATTCACAATACCGGGCAATCTTGGAAAGATAGGTTAAAACATTCTTATAGGTTGCCTGGAATGTTATTTTGGTTGCATCCCCTATTCCTGGGGCTACTTCCAATAACGGTACTGCTGCCATACGGTTAATCATAAAGCGCATGGCATCTTCACACGTTCCGTTGAATGTGAACATGGGGCCGGTCAATCTGTCATTGAAATATATAGGCAGAAAATAGCCGTTTCGCACAATCTCATTTACAAGGGTGCTTTCCTCTTCCGTCTGGTCCCCACGGATAACGGCGGCTTCATCCTTTCCTTTTGGCCTTATTACATTACCCGGCTGCAAAAGCCTTATGTTGTCCTCTGTTGCCGGGGCGTGTAACTCAAACGTGCCACACTCGTAATATTTTCTATGCCATTGTAAGGATGTATGGTTTTCAATCGTCCCCAGGCGGTACAAATTGCGGTCATATACAATAATTTCCACGCTCTTACACCCCCAAATATGAAATGCGGTAATATACTGACACGGATAAATAGTTAATGCCGCTTTCTGCGTTGTATGTAATGGTGTTTGTGCCGTCCTGCAACTGTATATACTCCCCGTCCTCGTCATAATATTGGTTTATGATTGTCCCGTATATGGAAACAACCGTGTCCCAATCAATCATTCCGTAACGGTCCTTGTGTTCCTCAATTTCCGCCTGGCTCACACCGTCCAAAAGATACATATTTTTCTTTCCGGTATGTGTGAAAATAACCACATATTGACCGCTTTGTAATTCAAAATCATTTCCGGTATAACCAACCTTTGTATATTTCCCACTCTCTGAATGGTAAATGGCCGGATTTTTTACAATGCCGTCTGCTTTGAATATTGCGGTAATTCCGATATTGTCCGCTCCGTTGTCATTCTCAATTTCTTTTACCAACTCGGCTTCCCGGTGTCCAAATTCCACGCCGTTAATATCAAACCCGTTTTCAAAGTACCAATCTGATACCCAACTTGCCATTACCACTTCCACATCTGACAGGCCCTTAAAGTATGGGTCTGGACATTTAAGACTAATTGTATAATCCCTCACAACGCCCGTTATTGCTCCCGGCAATACATTTTCTACTTTGTAATTGATAGTTTTTACATCCCCGTCCTCGCTATATTCAAGCGTTCCGGTTCTGCCCTTTTGGAATACTCTGTATAATAATTCCCGGTTCTTTTTGTAATCCCCGTCAATCTCTGTTGTAATTACAATGTTTCTTTCCTCTGCCGTGCTTCCCTGGTATGTGCTGCCGTCCGTGGTAGTATTTTCTGATGTTGTAACCTTGCAACTGTAACCATAAATTCCCTCTACATCCAATAGGTGGAATGGGCTTTTATCCCAATCCCACCTAAAGGTAATAGAAACATTTTTATCATTTGTACAAGTAATTGTAATATCTGCCATAATTTACCCCCTCTGCATTGCAATAGCCATTGCACGGGTCTGTATTCTCGTTTGTCTTGCCACTTCATAAGGGGATAGGGCTTTAGGGCTTGTAATATTGATTTCCTGGTGGAAACCGCCATTATTACCCTTTAGGTTGTCTGCTGCCGTGTTTACGGCTGAACCCGTAAGCGGTGTTACAACCGCTTTTCCGTTTACCATGCTTAAAAGTTCCGGCCCGGCTTCTGCTACCATTGCCGTACCCTCTCTTAATACACCGCCCTTTGCAAGTCTCGGAAGTGAAAGCGTATCAATTTTTGAAAGTGAAACGCCCGGTATCTCATTGATAATTCCAATTACCCCGTTAATCATACCGATAAACTTATTTACAACGCCCTCTATGGTTGATAGGCAACTGTTGATTGCCGATTTAAAAGCACCACTTACCGCACTACCAATTGCCGTACCGACATTTACGAAACAACCCTTGATTTTCTCCCATAAATCAGAGAAAAAGGAAGTTACATTGGCAAATGCGTTTTTTATGTTCGTCCATGCGTTATCAAACTGTGTTTTAAACCATGTTGGAACGGATGCAAGGGCGGTTTTTATCTCCGTCCACCTTGCCCCAAACCATGAACCAATTGCAGCAAATACATTTGTTACGTTGGTGTATGCGTTTGTGAACATAGTTAAAAACCATGTGGCTACTGCTGCAAGGGCGGTTTTTATATCGTTCCACCTTGCGGCGAACCATGAACCGATTG